TATAGACCCATTAACAAGAAGAGTAAGCATTAACAAACTAGATTTTAAACAAACATATGGGTTATCAAAAACACATTTAAACAAGTACCCAAATTTCACTGGTGCTATAAATCGTGATGGTAAAGATTCTGCACAAATGTTTGATTCTAAAATTTCATTGTATGCTTTTTCTTCATTTAGAGGTTCTACTCCATGGGTTTCACAAGATCCAAAAACAGCCACAATCATTGATGATACTCATAAATATGTTTTTCAAAGAGCTCCAATTTTAGCAAATTTATTGCAGACAACAATACATTTAAATATTCCAGGTAATTTTGCTGTTACTTCTGGTGCTATAGTCAATTTATCAATGCCATTAAGAGCAACTAAACCTGATGTTGGCGAAGAATTGGATGAAACTTTATCTGGTAAATACATAGTAACAGCTACAAGGCACATTATCAAAGGTGATATGCATCAAACTGTTATTGAAGTGGCAACAGACTCTACGAATAGGCCTTTTTCTACAAATCAAACAAACATTAATGGTTTTGTTTAAAAATATGATATCACAATGAATACCGGTTACATAGGAAAAAATAATTTTATTTGGTGGGTTGGCGTTGTAGAAAACCCTGTTGACCCATTAAGAGTTGGTCGGTGTCAAGTTCGTATATATGGCTGGCATAATGAAAATCCAACTATTTTACCAACAAAAGATTTACCTTGGGCTCAAGCTGTAATACCAATTAATTCTTCATCAACAACTTCAGTACCAAATATTGGAGAGTGGATTCTTGGATTTTTTATGGATGGTGAACAAGCTCAAATGCCAGTAATGCTTGGTATTTTACCAGGAATAATACCTAGTTAGGAAAAATAAAATGCCTCTTCAAGTAATAGCTAACACAACAACAAGAAATGGAATTGTCACATATTCTGTAGCAACCAGCCAAGCCACACCAAAAAGTGGTGGGCCATCAACACAAGTTCCAGAAAAATATTCTTTTGGTTATAGCTATACAAATGGTAAAAGAAGTCATGTTTGTGATTTTACATTAGAAATGAAAAAAGACTTAGATTTAGGAAAATACACAAGAGCTCTTGCAAATACAATTAGAGAAGCTGTTCGTAAATTGTTATTGCTTTTAGGAGGAACAGATTCATCTGGAGTAACAACATTTCTTGTTAATACTTTAAAAAATATTGCAAGGTCGCTAAGAGATTTTAATAAGTATATTCTTAAACCAATTACAGATTTTTTAAAAACTGTTGTATCTTATATAGCAACGCTTCGTGCGATAATTGCATGGATTTTGAGTTTGCCTGCAAAATTAGCACAACTACTTTCGGATTGTTTAGAGAGAATATTTAAATTAATTCGTAATATTTTTGTTAGCATTGTAGCAGAGGCCTCGGCAGTTGGCACTGGTGCTGATCCAAATGCAGCTGATGCTGATAATCAAAGAGAAGGAAATGCAATTAGTTTTACAGCTGTTATAAATGAAGCTAGAGATGTAACTGCAGCTGTAGGTGAAACACTTACAGCAGCAAAAGAAACAGCTGTAGCTGGTGCTGCTGTAGCCATTACCGCTGTAGCTTTGTTTGAACCAGCTACAGCTGAAGAAGCTAACTCAGTAACGGCTCAGGCTTTAGATGCAGCTTTATTGCAAGATGCTTCTTCTGCAGCTAGTTCTGCTTCAGCGGAATTAGATACAAGAAAAAATTCTAATCCTTATGATACGGCAAATCAATTTGCACCTCAACTTGTTTAATAATTTAATATAATATGTCATATTCACCACTAAATGTTCCTGGTATTGCTGGAGACCAAGGTTGGACAGAACCAGAATCAGCTGTAAATGAATTTAATCAATCAATATATCCATATTATGATATAAAAGTAACACCTGGTGGCCACATGTTTATGATGGATGATACACCTAAACGTGAACATATTCGTTTACAACATGGCAAAAGTTTCAGTTTTGTTGAGATGCATCCTAATGGTGACGAAGTGCATAAGGTTTTTGGTGATGATTATGAAATCACAATCAAAAATAAATTTGTTTTAATTGAAGGTCGTTGTAATATAACCATTAACGGTAATTGTAACATGGAAGTTAAAGGTGATTATAATCTTGATGTAAAGGGTGATTACGGTCTAAAAGTTCAAGGTGATTATAAAGCGAGTATTCGTGGAGATATTGATTTTTCTAGCACTAATGGAAGTGTTGCGATTAATGCTGATGAACCACTTGTTGGATCAATTTCTTTGGGTGCAAGTGATGTTGTACAAGTCAGGTCTGATTTAAATGTTGATGGAGCAATTCAAGGGGATTTAATTACATCAAAAACTAGAGTTGATGCAGGAACAGGTGTTTCTGCTGGTCCTTTAGGATTTGTTTCGTTAACTGGAGGATTAGCAGTTGGATTTCCATCTGCAAGTTTTGGTGATGTTAGAGCTCTTAAATCTGGAACATTTGGACTTAGTGTCACAACAGTTTCATTGACATCTTTGTTTAGCAAAACAATTATTGGTGGTTCTATATGGGAATCAGATGTGGTTAATTATGTTAAGAGATTGACACATCGTCCATCAGGAACGAGTGAAGCTCCACCAGCTTAATATACTATGAAAAGGAAATAAAATGGCAGGCGTTTATGCAAGATTAGGTTATGATTTTGACTCTAATAACAATACTCTTTTTACAATATCTGATGAGGGAAAAGCTTATCTGAATACCATACCGAGTTTTTTACCTTACTCATGGCAAGTAGAAGACCTCGCAGCAAATAATACTACTGGATATTATAAAAATCCAACAGCAAATGTTTATGCAACTTTGTATGCAAATACTAACTTAATTTTTCAAACAGCTAATACTGTTTTTACTGCAAACACATTTCCTTTAGCTTTTAATAATGAAGGTCCTAACTTAGCAAATACAGCTAATAATTTTTTAATAACTTTAGATAAGTTTAAGTCACACACAGACAATGTTTCTGGAGTAAACCAAATCAGAGACGGTGGAACTGATGCTGGAGATTACCCATATCGTGAGAGTGCAATAGGATTTGGTAAATTTTTAATTTATTTGACTTTTCAGACAGATGATGTATCTAATGCTTCGTCAGCTTTAGGAAGTTTTACTAGTTTGTTTGTTAATGACCAGTTGAACGCAAACAACACCATTATTCATCTTGATAGAATTACTGTAAACAACTCTTTAAATGTCACAAATGTTTCTAATTTAACAGGTGCTGCCATAAACACCATCATTTCTCATTTTGAAACAGCTAATACTCTCATATCAACTAGGCGAAACCATGATATTCAATTCTTCAGAAATAGTGCTGAGGTAATTAGTGACTATGGCCAAGTTGCTCAATTTTCAAATATGGGACCTGTTGACACTCAATTAGCTAATAATTATATTGGTTCGGATAAACTAGTCTCTAGAATTAACTCATAAATAAGATATGGCAACCATTACAACAGATATAGTTAGAGATTTCAAAGACCTGGATTTGAATTTTACCATTCATCCAGTTAAAAAAGACATTAATAAAAACACCGGCCCAATGGCTGTTGTTAATTCTATTAAAAATCTTATACTTACAAATTATTATGAAAAACCATTTCAACCAGAATTTGGTTCTAGTGTTCGTGGTTTATTATTTGAAAATCTTGATTCTATCACAGCAACCACTATAAAAGGTGAGATAGAAAGAACAATTCAAAACTATGAACCTAGAGCAACAGTTGAAAATATAAATGTTATTGCTGACTACGATAAGAATGGGTTTAAAGTTTATTTGGAATTTTCTATTGTGAACCAAACTACACCTATCACAATTAATTTTTTCCTTGAACGGATCCGATAAATGGCAACAGCTCGTTTACAAATTTCAGACCTTGATTTTGATACAATCAAGACCAATCTAAAATCATATCTACAACAACAAACTGAATTTACAGACTATAATTTTGAAGGTTCTGGACTTAGCATTTTGTTGGATGTTTTAGCTTATAATACTCATTATAATGCTTACTATCTAAACATGGTTGCTAATGAGGCATTTTTGGATACAGCATTGTTGCGTGACTCAGTTGTGTCTCATGCAAAAACATTAAGTTATATTCCATATTCTTACTCTGCTCCAAAAGCTGTTGTGAATATTACTGTGACTGCTTTGAATAATACACCGGCAACTTTAACTGTTGCTAAAGGAACCACATTTAGCTCAAATTTAATTGATAACATTTCATATAATTTTGTATCACTTCAAGATGTAACTGTAACAAAATCTGATACTAAGTTTTTTATTGATAACTTTGAATTGTATGAAGGTAAATTGGTAAGTTATAATTTCAATTATAATGAAAATTCAAATCCAAAATCTATTTTTATTTTGCCAGATGGTAATATTGATACAAATACAATATCTGTTACTGTATCCGACACAACAGGTAATACAGCAACGCAAGTTTACAATCAAGTAACAGAAATTTTAGATGTAGATTCAACTTCATTGGTGTATTTTTTACAAGAATCTAAAAATGGCAACTATGAAATTTATTTTGGTAATGGAGTAATTGGTGCAGCTTTAACGGACGGAGCTTTAGTGAATGTTAACTATCTTACAACAAGCGGCACAGCTGCAAACGGTGTTGATGGATTTGTTGCAGATACTACACTTGGTGGTTTTACAGACATTGCAATTGAAGTTCTAGATGTTGCAAGTGGTGGAGCAATCCGTGAATCGGTAGACTCTATTAAATATTCAGCTGCAGCACAATATGCAAATCAAAACAGATTGGTAACAATTAAAGATTATGAATCTTATATTAAATCAAAGTATTCAAGTATAGATTCTTTATCTGTTTGGGGTGGTGAAGATGAATCACCACCAGTTTATGGTAAAGTTTATATTGCATTAAAACCAAAAACAAATTATTTTATTTCTGAGTTAGAAAAAGCTAGAATTATTTCTGAAATTATTGGACCAAAATCTATTGTATCTGTTCAAGCTGAAATTCGTGATCCAGAATTTTTGTTTTTGTTGATTGAATCTTCAGTTCAATATGATCCAAGAAAAACTATATCCACAGAAGATGCAATCAAAACTTCTATTAGAAATGCAATCTTATCTTATCAAACTACAAATTTAAATAAATTTGGTGCAAGTTTTGTTTTATCTAAATTGCAAGATAGTATAGACCAAACCGATTTAAATTCTATTATTGGTTCAGAAACAACTGTTCGTGTGCAACGTAGATTTGTACCACAGTTAAATACTTCTGCAAGTTATACTATTAATTTTAATGTGCCATTACAACGTGGTACAATTACTAATAAATTAACTTCATCTGAATTTACTGTTACTGATACAACCGGTGTAATAAGAACAGCACAATTTGACGAAACTCCACAATCATTTACTGGTATTTCAGAAATACAAGTTGTGAATCCTGGTTCAGGTTATATAACTGCTCCAACAATTACAATTAATGGCGATGGTTCAAATGCTACAGCTGAAGCAACTATTGTCAATGGTCGTATTCAAAAAATTACAATTACAAATCGTGGAATTGAGTACACTAGAGCAACAGTAACAATTTCTGGTGGTGATGGTTATGGTGCTGAAGCTCTTGCCGTAATTGATGCAAAGGTTGGTACTTTAAGAACTATCTATTTTGATTCATTGGCTCAAAGGCAAATTATTAATGCTGATGCTGGTAAAATATATTATGATACTGGAATTGTTGAAATCAATGACATAAGATTTTTAACTATTAATTCAACAGATGAATTAATTCGTATGACAATTGAAGCTGATAAAGGCATCATTGAATCTAATAGAAACACTATTATTACTATTGATACTACTGACCCAGCAGCGATTGTTACCACATTAACAACAAACAATAAAAAATAATGTCGGAACAAAAAGTTTCATTACTGATTAATCGTCAGGTACCTGAATTTGTTCGGGACGAATATCCTACGTTTATTCGCTTTCTAGAAGCTTACTATGAGTTTTTGGAAAATAAACAAACTGGTAAAAATAATGATTTAAATGTTAAATCAAAAGACCTTCGTTATCTTTCCGATGTTGATTATTCAATTGGCCAATTTGAAGATAGTTTCTTCAACACATTTGCTGACCTTTTACCAAAAGATGTTCAAGTAGACAAGGCGTTTTTAATTAAACAACTTTTGCCTTTCTATTTGGCCAAAGGCAATGAACAATCTTTTAAACTTCTTTTTAGATTGTTATTTGATGAAGAAGTGGAAATTGTTCAACCAAAATCAAATATTCTTCGTGCTTCAGATGGAAAATGGGTAGTTGAAAAAGCCTTTCGTATTACACAAGGTGTTTACAGTTCATATACTGCAAACGGTAATACATCTTCAACCGCAACAGAATCTGGCAATACCATATTTAAAATGGCACAAGTTGCCTCTTCAAGTGAGATAGGAGTTTATGTAAATGATGTTTTGCAAACCTCTGGTTACAATGTTCGCCGTGAATCAAAGAAGGTTGTTTTTACTACCGCACCTTCAGCGAATTCTGAAATAAAAATATTGTATAATGATTTTGATTATGTATTACTAGAGAATAGAAAGTTAACTGGAACAACATCTGGTGCAACTGCTATTGTTGAGAGAGTTGGCCAAAAAACATTGAGTGCCGGTTCCGCATTTGAATTGTATGTTAATGATAAAACTTTAGTTGGAAACTTTGATAATGGTGAAAATGCGACACTTAATATTATTGGCGATAATGATGAATTAATAAACATTGAAGTTGAAGGATTATCAACTCTTGCTGCAATCAATGTTATTGATGGTGGTGCCAGTTATAATATTGGTGATCCTGTTGTAATTTCTGGTGGCGGTGCAACTACTAGTGCTGAAGCGATTGTTTCTGATGTGTTTTCTGGATTTATTAATCAAGTTAATGTTCTTGCCGGTGGTGCAGGATTCAAAACAGGTTCAAATGTAAATCTTGTTGGTGCTACTGCAAATGCATCATTAGTTCTTGCGATTGATGGTGTTGACAATACTGGTGCAAACAGTTCTAATTTTTTTATTGTTGATACAACGAGAATTGCTAATTATTCTTCTTTATTAATTAGTGCTGCTGATTATGGTTTTCCAAACACAGCAATATCCGAAAATGTCAATTCACGCATTATAGATGCTTTGGCTTTCTCAAATGTTACAGGCCTTGGAGCAATTACGAATGTTGCAGTTTTATTTGCTAATGCAATATTTTCTACTGTTCCCACTTTAGATGCTGATTCAGCTCCTTTTAATAATGGATCTTCAGAAGAACAACGTGTCCTTTATACGAATTCTTTAGGAAGAATTACAATTAATAGTGGTGGTGATGGCTATAAAATTGGTGATGAACTGGTCTTTAATAATCCAGGCAATATGAATTTTGGTTTTGGTGCGGCTGCAGCAGTAGTAAATGTATCAACTGCTGGAACAATTACTAAAATTGATTTACAACCACCTAGGATTACTGGTACTGCAAATGTTTTTGGTACAACTAATGTAACTGTTATTGGTACTGGAACATATTTCCTAGATGAATTGCGTGTTGGTGATAAGATTATGATTAATTCTGAATCACGATTTGTTAATGCAATTTCTTCTAACACCTCACTAAATGTAAATGTTAATTTCACATCAGCAACAACAGGTGGTGGTAAAAAGATTGGTTTACATGGTCTA